ATTTTTCGCTGATCCCTGGCAGGCCGTAATGGTGAAGAAGAACACACACACATTGTGTGTCGTGACCGTTTTCAACTTGTCCAGCTGTGCGGATAATATGCCCTTTGAGAAGACGGTGCTAACCATATCAAGCGATAACAGTTTTCAGCAAACATTGTTATATAACGGAAGGGTGGGAAATAAGATAAACATTGGATACAGGGAGCTGTCTAACAATATGGCTCGTCCTGCTTTTAATAATGATGTTGAGTATGATCTATCTGAGTCAAAAATTATTGGTTATAAGGGCGCTAGGATTGAAGTGATAGAAGCTTCCAATCAAAGTATAACTTATAAATTATTGAGCAATTTTAAATCATAATTATTGCTAAATTATAAAGAAAACCTCGCTACGGCGGGGTTTTTTTATGCCCGGAGTTTATATGGCCAGCAAATCACTCGGCACTTTGACTATCGATTTAATTGCAAAAGTTGGCGGATTTGTATCAGGCATGAATCAGGCGGAAAGGTCATCTGATAAGTGGCGTAAGCAGGTCGAAAAAGATGCCGAAGCTGTAGGTGCTGCTATAGGTAAAGCCACTGTTGCTTTGGGCGCTGCCGCGATAGGGATCGGCGTGTCTGCTTTTGCAATAACTAAAAGCGTTTCCGACTCTGTAACAGAGACAGACCGCTGGGCGAAGTCGCTTGGATTAAGCACCACGGAGCTGCAAAAATGGCAGTATGCCGCCAGTAAGGCTGGAGTCGAAGGCGATAAAATTGCTGATATATTCAAAGACCTTAATGACAAGATAGGTGATGCAGTTCTCAATAAGAGTGGGGAAGCTGCGCAGGCATTGGATACGCTTGGGCTGTCGGCTAAAAAGCTTCAAAATTTATCACCTGATAAACAGTTGTTAGCTATTTCAGGCGCGATGGCAGGCATGAATACGGCCCAGAAAACGACGATTTATGAAGCTCTCGGTAATGATTTATCAAAATTAATTCCCTTGCTCGATAATGGCGCTGCTGGTTTTCAGAAGTTGGCTAAACAAGCTGCTGACTCAGGTATAGCATTACCTCAAGATGATATCGATAAGATGTTGAAATTTAATTTAATCATTCAGGATATTGAGACTTCCTGGGATGGTTTTAAAAATAAGATGGCAGTGGGACTTTCACAAATTGACCTCAGTGGTCTGGTCAGTTCTTTAAACGACATTGAGAAAGTATTCACAGACCCTCAAGTACTGCAGGGTATATCCAATATAATTACCGGCCTTTCTAAAATGGTTGCACTTTTGGCCCAAGGGGCCAAATTCGCTAACGATATCGCCTATGGATGGAATAAAACTGCGCAAACAACGAACGATTCAAGCTTTAATGATTTACTCGCAAAAAGAAATGAGCTAAACGAATCCCTCGCTTACTCAGAATCATTCCTTGGAAAAATTGATGCTGCTGCGGGGGTTATTCGTAGTTCAAAAGAAATTCAGGCTGAAATAGCCAAGAATGAGAAATTAATATCCAACTTTAGCGAACGCCACCAATTACCGACAGGCTTAGCGACGCTAAGCGGAAATGCTGACCTCAAGTTAGCACATGGTGAAAGCAACCAGAAAACACACCCTAAAAAAAACACCGCTGGTATAAAATTAGAAAATTCATTCAAGGCCACGGAGATGGCTTATCAGCGTCAAATAGCTTTGATTGATACAACCGGTAAAAAAACTGTAATAGTTACTGAGCAACAGAAGCTCGCCTTTGATTTTGCTGACGGCAAATTAGCCGGTCTCAATGACAAGCAGAAGCAGAGATTAGAGCTACTGGCGAAAGAAGTAGACCGTTTAAAAACTGTCAAAAAGGCCAATGAAGATAATCTCAAGGTAGCCGAGTTTATAGCCAATCTTCAAAAAGAAAACTCTAACGCTAAGCAAACTCTGGATATAGATATCATCGGGGCTTCTCAAGGTGAAAATACCCGAAACCGGATGAAGGAGTTGTTGGGTATCCAAAAGGATTATTTGGATAAACAAGCTGACTTGCAGAAGCAGTTTGATAGCGGTGATATTGATAAAGACGTTTATGACAGAAAAACGCAGGCGCTAAACGATTCTTTAGAAGAGCGGCTTGAGCTTCAGAAAAAGCATTATAAGGATGTAGACGACCTTCAAAATAATGGAACCGCTGGTTTTATGTCTGGCTTGCAGACTCAGATTGAGGCATCAGCCAATCTCTATGCCAATATGCAACAGGTGGGCGGGCAGGCCTTTAGTAGCCTAACAGACATGATCATCGAGTGGGCAGAAACAGGCAAAATGAATGTTAAAGATTTTGCCGCTACTTTCCTGCAGTCAATGGGTGCCGCTCTTTTACAGTATGCCGCTGCACAAGTCGCGATGGCTGCTCTTCAAGCTTTTTCAGGAATGATTGGCGTACCTTATGTGGGTCCTGCGATTGCACCAGCTGCAGCAACAGCCGCAGCGGCAGGCGCCGGAGTGCTGATGCTCGGCGTTAGTTCGGCGCTGAAAGGTCAGGCGCACGACGGTATCGACTCTGTTCCGGAAACCGGCACCTGGTTGTTGCAGAAAGGTGAGCGTGTTACGACGGCTCAAACGAGTGCAAAACTTGATGCCACTCTTGACCGCGTTAGCACTCAGTCTGCTCCGAGTATGCCGACTCAAATAAATATCCCAACGACAGTAAATGGTGATCCGGATGCCAGGACATTGCAAATGCTGAAAGATACACAGAGGGCAGCAGTTAAAGAAGCATTGATGCAAAGTGCTCACCAAATTGCTACCGGGACAGGGCATGTTGGTAAAGCCGTTGGTGCTGGCTGGAACACAAAACGGAGAAAAGGCTAATGGCAAAAACCAGTAATATTGACTATCCCGGTGAGTATCTTCCAATGCCGGTTCAGGACGGTTTTGCACTAAAGCCAGTGAGCCCAATTTTACGAACACAGTTGACATCCGGGCGGGCTAGGCAGAGGAGATTATACAAATCAACACCGACACAGGCTGATGTGTCTTGGATCTTTACCGAGGGTCAGGCTCAGTATTTTGAGCTTTGGTACAAAGAGGCCATATCAGACGGCTCAGCCTGGTTTAACATGCCACTGCGAACCCCTCTTGGGGCTGGGCATTATGTCTGCCGATTTGTAGACATTTATGATGGGCCAGTAATCACTGGTGGAAAATATTGGACTTTTTCGGCCACGCTGGAGTTGTGGGAAAGGCCAGTGTTACCCGCTGAATCGCTGGAGTTCCCTGATTATGTTGTTAACGCGGATATCATCGATATTGCTGCAAATAGGGAGTGGCCAAAAGTATGACCGTTTTGAACCGGCTTTACGCCTCATCCGGTAGTGAGGTCATCATCGAGACGCTTCAAATAGTGGTCAGAAACAAAACTTTTTGGCTAACAAAAGGGTGGGATGATATCACGGCAACCATTGAGGATGGCACAGCACAATTATTTGAGGCCTGCGGTATAGATCTAGCTTTGCCCGCGAGAAATACTGATGGAACCCAGGATCTAAAGTTTGCCATAAGCAATATCAAAGGCGTTGTTTCTTCTGCCATCAGGGATGCGATTGATGACCTGAGCAATGCAAAGCTTACTTATCGCTGTTTCATTTCGACAGACCTGTCAGCACCTGCCGGCACGCCATTTACGCTATCAATAAAGTCAGGTTATTGGACCGCGTTGGAAGTTCAACTCTCTGCGGGCTACATGAATATTCTCGACACTGCATGGCCGCGCTATCGCTACACCCTCGTTGATTTCCCTGGTCTTCGCTACATTTCATAGGTTTCCTATGCTCAACATTGATAAATACCTTTCTGTCACTTGGCAGATGGGCGGTCGCGCATATCCGATTCTCGACTGTTATGGCCTGGTACATGAAGTACGTCTAGACATGGGGTTGCCTTCCTGGGATCTGTTCGAAGGCGTGATAATAGAAGGCGATGAAATGGACCGGGTGTGCAAAGACTTCATCATTAACATTACTCCATGCGATCCGTCACCCGGGGCCGTGGCTGCATGTTATACCGGCCAGATGATTAACCACTTGGGTGTTGTTGTCAGCATTGACGGCATCCTGCATGTGATGGAAAGCAACCCAGGGAAAAATGTATCGGTCCTTCCTTTACACCGGTTTAGCCGTCGCTACATTCGAGTGGAATATTACAAATGACGATAAAAATCTATCCATCTAGACTGCCCGGAGAACCCCTTGAAACACATGAGCACGCTAAAACAACCATTCATCGCTGGTTATCACAGCATGTAACCGGATATACGAAGGCAAAGGAGCACCCAATTTCTGTTGATATTGATGGTGTGAAGGTCTTACCAGAGAGCTGGAATAAGGTAGAAATATATCCTGGTACAGATGTTCGTATTTATCCGGTACCTGGTGAGGCGGTATCAGCATTTATGGCCGTGTATGGTGCTTATGTTGCATTGGCTGTTGCTGTTGCCGCCGCGGCTTATTCGATTTACATGATGAGCACCATGGATACAGGCGGGTTCTCAACGTCTACCGGCAGCAGTCTCGATTTGAACCCGGCTAAGGCGAACAGTGCTAAGTTGGGTGATCCTATCCGGGAAGTCTTTGGCCGAAATCTTATCTATCCAGATTATCTTGTGCAGCCTGTTGGGCGTTTTGACCCTAACGACCCGCAAGTTTACACCATGCACCTTTTCCTCAGTGTTGGCGTTGGTCGGTTCTCATTCACAAATGGTGATATCGAAGTCGGTAACACGCCCATTAATAGCCTGGGTGATGATTTTTCCTATGTTGTTTACCAGCCTGGTGTTGATGTGTCGGGGGATGAACGTAGCGAAAATTGGTTTGCATCAACAGAAGTTGGAGGGACAACCAGCGGTTCGGGTCTGGACATGGGTAATACCGGTCCTGAATCAGATGAGATAATTGCAGACGCCATGTCAGTTTCTGCGCACGCAGTAACGTTTAACGGCTTAGACACAGAAGATGATGACGACGATGACGCTGATGATAACGCCTTACCTGATAGTTGGATTGAGGGGGCAATAGTCGAATTATCGGTACCGGACTCTTTTACTGTGGCCAATGATGGATCATTCAGCCGGATATTTGGTGAGAGCTTAAAAGAGATCCAGCCCTACATTGGGATGCCAGTTGAAATGGATCACAACGGGGCAACATATGACCTTTTTATTGCATCTTATAATGCGGGCTCGGATGCAACTGAAGGTTCTGCAGGATCAGCTGCGGCCATGGTGGCGAATTCAACTATCTCCTCTTATGACTTTACTTCAGCCGGTTACTCTGCTGTTTTTTCATTTAATGGAAATAGCGCAGCAGTTGATTTAAATACTAATTATTCGGACTTGTATGGCCTGATTTCTCACATCAATAGCGTGATCGGTAGCATAGGTTTGAGTGCGTCTGATAATGCTGGCCGGTTAACAATCTCAGAAACATCGAGCCCATATGCCGGGGGCAGCATAATCACTGCTGGCTGGGATTCGTTGACGTTTACTGCAGTGGCAGGAGGTAAAACGGTTTCAGCTTCTAGTCAGGTCATTCCAAATCTCACGCTTGCTTATGATAGTGCGACAGGTAACCCCTTTTATGGATTACCTGAAGGTGTGCAGCGTCTGGCAATCTCACACTATGGGAAAGAGTATAAAATCCTGACGGTTGATGGTACTGGCGTCACTGTAACCAGGATGTTGAATAGCGTTGAAGATAATGCCTGGCCTGGGTTCTCAGCTCGCACCGTATTAGATTTTTATGCTACGGGTATCAATGAAAGTGATCGTTGGTTGGGGCCATTCCTTGCTTGCCCAACAAATGAAACGGTTGATGCTTTTGAAGTGAACTTCTCATTTCCATCAGGTCTGTGCGGCTTTGATAGCAGCGGTAACAAACGTATCAGGCACACCGGTGTTGATGTTCAATATCGAATTTATGGATCTGAAAACTCATGGGAAACGGCGTCATTCCAGTATGCCGAGCAGATAGTCAGTGGTCTGGGTTATACGCACCGAATTACTCTGGCCAGTCCGGGCCTTGTTGAAGTGAGGGTACGACGCCAAAACGAGCAGGGAAGTAACAATTCACGTGATAACGCTTTCTGGCAAGTTCTGAGGGGCCGTTTAAACAAGAGGCCATTGAGCTACGCGAATATCACCTCGATGGGAGTAAGCGTAGTGACTGGTGGGAAACTGGCAGCACAATCTGATCGTCGCGTTAATATCGTGGCCACGCGTGATTATGACTACGGCGAAAATAGGACGATCTCTGGCGCTATTTATCATGTTCTGTATTCGCTAGGATTTATTGATAGTGAAATAGACAAGGCGGCAATAGACGCACTGGAGGCAACCTTTTGGACGCCCCGCAGTGAATTCTTTGATTACCAAACATCAAGCTCCGACAAATCGGCACTTGATATTCTTCAAACAATTGCTAATGCCGGTATGGGTTATTTTCTGTTATCAGATGGAATGACGTCCGTTGGCAGGGAAGGGGTAAAGCCCTGGGTTGGTTCAATAAGCCCTCAGGAAACTACGGATCAGTTGCAGACAGCTTTTTCTGTGCCATCGCAAGATGACTATGACGGTGTTGATGTGACTTATATCAATGGGACTACATGGGTTGAAGAAACGGTCCAATGCCGGACTAGCAATAACCCAACTCCATCAAAAATTGAAAGTTATACACTTGATGGTGTTATTGATGAAGACAGGGCCTACAGAATTGGAATGCGTAGGCTGATGAAATATCTGCATCAACGATATACGCACACGACAACAACCGAAATGGACGCACTGTGCTACAACTTTGGTGACCGATTGGTACTGGCTGATGATATCCCAGGGAATGACACGACCAGTGCCCTTATTGTTGATATGGAATATGACGAAGACCGGATAATTCTGGTATCAAATGAACCATTGGACTGGACGATAAACAGTCCACGTGTGCTCATTCGCTATCAAGATGGCACGGCGTCGATGTTGTTGGTCCCCACAAAAGTTGACGATTTTACGCTGTCGATACCCTATAGCGACGACATCAGCCCTGAAACGTGGATCATGGATGACGGATCAGTTGAGCCGCCCCGACTGATATTCTGCAGTTCCGATCGCGAGCTTTACCACGCCTTGCTTTCCGAAGTTTCTCCCGGTTCGGATGGCACATGCCAGGTAACAGCGAAGCAATACAAAACAATATTTTACGATTATGACGACGCCACTTACCCTGGCGATGTCGCCTGAATAAATAACCCGCTTCGGCGGGTTTTTCTTTTATGAGGCCAGCATGACCACATATAACACCAGAAATCCTATAGGCTCTGGAGCCGCTAAAGATTTTTTCGACAATGCTCAAAATCTCGATTACCTGGCTAACAGTCAAAGCCTTAATGAATATCCAGACCGTTTCGGTGTTCCACGGGCCACTATCAATGGAATGCAGGTCAAGTTCTCTGCGCAGATGGTCAGCCAGGCGCTGCAGTTCAATACCCAAATTACGCAGCAGGCATCAAAGTTTGACACACAGATCAAACAAGAGGATAGGGACTGGCGCATTCAGCATGAGTCTCAGCGTCTGGCCGCCGCCGCCGCGCTTCAGCAGCAGGCCTTAAATTATTACTCGATGATCCAAGCTTCGGGATATCAGGTGGCGGGCACTTACGCCGCCGGTCTCGTCATTTCTGATTTCAACAAAGTGGTTGTCGTTGAAGGCGTGGTGTATAAGCCCATGCCAACCACGCCAATACCTTATGTGTTAACGGGCGTGCCGGCGACGGACTTACCCAAGTTTTACGCCATTGGCGACGGCCAACTTAAAACGCAAATGGCCCAAAAAACTGGCCTGAGTTTATCGGGCCACTTTACGGGCGGTAACGCTGCCCAGGCTCTAACCTATGTGACACCTGAGCTGTTTGGCGCAGGGAAAACGGGAGACGATACGGGGGCGATTCAGAACGCCATTGATTTTGCGATAGCCAACAAAATTTCTACCGTGGTGGGGTGTAACGCCTACAACATTAGCGACTCGCTGCTCATTGCTGGCGCGGGAGTGCAGGGGGTAACCGTCCGGCTGATGCAGCTAAAGGTCATGGATTCCTTTATTTCACCCAAGGATGCCGACGGAAATGTAGAAGAAATTGGACTATGGAACGCACCGCCTACCGTGCGCATTGGTGACAACGCCTCCAACATGGCCAACATCAATCTGCATATCGATTACATTGACGGCAACAACCGTGCGGACGGAGTCGCCAACTTCGGTTTTGGCTACTCGCTGTCGCATATTCATATTGGCTACGCGGTCAATTGCATCAAGGTTGTTGCTTCAGGTAAGCATCTTTGGCCCAACGCCTCCATTCGGTTCACTGGCTTTTACTGGGTCAATAACTGGATCGGCATGGTCGTGGAAAATTCCACCTCCGGCACCTCACCCATTGTTGAAGGCTGGAAGATTGAGATCTGCTTTATGGCCGCCAACAGGTATGGCGGGATCTGGATGTGTAAATCCGGCCATTATGCGCAGATACGTGGAGACCTTGATTTTAACGGACGCTGGCTTTCAGTAGGCCGCCTGTCGGCAGAAACCAATCTGGGCACGATGGACGGTCTTAAAGGGCTGCGCATCACCAATGGCACCACGCAGTCTGAATTCTTGTTCCGTTACACCTATCAGGGCCGTATTTATGTAGTACTGGCCGAAGGTCGAAACGTCTCCATCGGTGAAAGCACCGGTAGCAGCTATAAGGCCGGTGACGTCCTGACCTGTACCACGATGCCTGCAGTAAGTCTCACGCTCGATGGCGTCAGCGTCTGTGCAGATAATCCTTCTGGCACAAACTTCTTTGACATCCTTCATGACTTTGACGGCCAGCCCTTTTCCGCGATGACCATTGACTGCGGTTACCTTTCGACGGTTATCGGCAGCATGCTGCACCCCAACGACATTCGATTCCATAACTCGTTTAACCGTATTTCAAGCTCCACGAATGGCCTTGCCGTCGGTAACTCGGGCGAGGTGATGTCGCTGCATAACCTGGCGCATTCCGATGACCCGTTTCTCAACCTGAGCCGCAAGTGGGTAAACATCGACCGTAAAATTTACCAGAAGGAGCACAAGTACACCGGCAGCGAGGTACTGGCGACGGTGGCGAGCAGCGACAGCGCCTACCTTGACGTGCTGGCCGTTCATGACCTGGGAACGGACAAGACCGCTGACGAGGGCAGCAAGTATCGCATAGAGATTGGGTCAAACTATCAAGGCTGCGGCGCATCCTTTGATATCTGGCTCAAGGGGGAAGGGAATGGCTCGGTGACCAAGCGCACTATGCTCAACCGCGCGTTTAAATTCCGCTGGGTAGAGATACTGGGTTCCGATGGGGTGACGCCGGTAGGTATCATGCTCCAGCTTCGCCAGCAGGCGCAGTCGA